ACTATTTGCCGGAGCACCCCGGAAAGTGCCGCAATCTACACGGGCACACCTATAAACTTGAAGTAGGTGTCGAAGGGTTTGTGGACTTGAAAACCGGAATGGTAATAGATTTTGGGGATTTGAAGCAATTCGTTATCCCCATCGTCGAGAAACTTGACCACAAGTATCTCAATGACGTTTATCCGTTACCGACTGCAGAACTGATGGTTCTGGACATTGCCGTAGAACTATCAGAATCCTTCCCTGCAAAACGTGGCAAAGTAGAGTTTGTCCGGTTGTGGGAAACCCCAACGTCGTATGCGGAGTGGCGTGCTGAATCGAAATGTGGTTGCCATGAGACTTGCTGAAATGTATGCGTCCCTGCAAGGGGAAGGTCCGAACGTGGGGCAATATGTTAAATTCATCCGATTGTATGGATGCAATTTAAATTGCTCTTTTTGCGACACGAAATACTCCCATGACGGGAAATGCGAGTCGTTTGAGATGGAGCCGGTAGACGTTGTCGATACCGCAGTAGCACGCCATTTCGTGTGGACAGGCGGTGAACCTTTGTTGCAAGAGGACGGAATCTACGAGGCAATACACTATCAGACAAACATCCAGAAAATCCCTTGCTTTGAAGGGGAGCCGTGGGTCAATGATTTAGAGACGAACGGAACAATTATTCCGCGTCGCCCAGACCTCTTTGATACAATCGTTGTCAGTCCAAAGGCGTATGATACAGAGGAGTTCTTCTGGTGGCTCGATTTGTCACGCAAGGCAGATATGTATAACGTCTGGTTCAAGTTCCTTGCGGCAGACGAGAAGAGTGTGAAAAAACTGCGATATCTTATAGACCAGTATGATATCGCGAGATATTACGTGATGCCGATAACAACCGACGGCAACGAGACGGAAGAACATAAACGCATAGCAACCGCGTGTATTTACGAAGGGCTTAATTTCACGCCCCGATTGCATAAACTGTTAAAAATTGAGGCGTTTGCATGAAGTTAGAAATCCCAGACGAATTGTTTAATGAAGAGGAATTGACCAACACAGCAGACAGATATCGCCGATTTGTCGAGGAGTGGGAGTCGCGTGGATGTGACATTAATTTCACCACGTTTGAGAATCCTAACTATGACCAACTCATTGTGTTAAAGGACATTGATTTCGCCTCACTTTGTTCCCACCACGTTCTACCGTTTATTGGGGTGGCTCACATCGGATACCTGCCAGACAACAGGATTTGTGGCATATCAAAGTTAGCACGGGTAGTTGACAAGTTCGCATGTCGCCCGCAGATACAGGAACGGATGACGGCACAGATTGCCGATTTCATTGCCGCAGAACTAGAGCCTAAATGGTTAATGGTTGTCGTAGAGGGCGTCCATGAATGTATGCGGATACGAGGAGTGAGAAAACCGCGTGCTAAAATGATTACAAGTGCTATTCGAGCATCGCCGTATTTCGAAGAAGACGAGAAGACGCGGGCAGAGTTTATGGAACTGATAGGGAAGAGAGAATGAAGTCATATATCGTTGTCAGAGACCAGATAGAAGGAATTCATCACTACCCGTCTGCACCAAAAGAAGTGGAGTTCTTGCGGCATATGCACAGACACGTGTTCCACGTCACGTTTCGGATAGAGGTCCGTCATGCTAACAGGGAAATGGAATTTATCATAGTGAAACGGCATTTGAAGCACACTATACATAATTTCATGAGGGAACGCAGCAGCAGTGCGTTCTCCTGCGAAATGTTTGCAGAACACGTTATTCACCAAATGGGGCAGAAACTTGAAGCACAGGACCGGGAAATGATGTGCTCGGTATTTGAGGATGGAGAAAATGGAGCCGAAGTATATTATCCTTGATTTTGCGACAACTGAAGTTGTCAGGGGTTCGTTTGGGTATGACCCCTATATTCTGTATTCTTTTTTAAAGACATCTGGTGCAAACGTGGAACTCTTTGAAGACGTGACTCCGCTGAAAGTCCATAAACAATTGTTGAAATCTAGGGAAGAAAGCCGTTTACGTGTCCTGTCAGCATTTTGGTCGTATCAACAGGAAGAGGCGAACGAGTGGCTTCTAACGGAGTTCCCAGAGGCGGAGTTTTTCGGATATCGGCCGCTGATAAAGCGTGACGGGGTGAAGGAGTATGTGCTGGATGACACGGCTATTCATATCGGGATCGCACACCTGCATGAGTATATCGAAGAATTCGCATATGGATTACTATCAGACTGTGATTTACATACGAAGTCTGACGATGCACGCCGTGTCGTGCCGCTCTTCTCATCGTATGGGTGTGGATGTAATTGTACGTTCTGTCCAGTCCCTCCTAACAGAAAACACGCACTCAACAGACGTGTGGCTGTATCGTTAGAAGAGTTCCGCACCATGTGTCAATGGGCGTTCCGCAATGATTACAACGTCCATTTCTGCGACGAGGATTTCATAGGATTCTTTGGGGAAGGACTTGAGAAGTTAAATGTATTGAGGCAGACTAATCCGCGGAACAACAAGATTATCTTTCTAACAACGGTTAGCAGCCTCAAAAACCTGTTGAACACTCTTATACATGCTAACATAGACCCTGAGACATATCTGCGAGAAGCAGGCGTTCATCTTATTGAAGTCGGGTTAGAGTCGCCGTCTCTCCGTGCGGTGATGAACAAGACCGGAACGATGGACGATGTCATGTTTATCGTTAAGACTCTCCCGAAAGATATGGTGTTCTGGCTTACAATGTCGCTATTTCCCGGCGAGAACATCCAGACGTTGAACGATGCTGGAGAATGGTTCGATGAACACGGATTCTCCATAAACGAACTTGGGGATAGACTTTCCGCATCCACGACAGGCGGGCTTGGACAGTTCTTCCAATTATACCACGACTCTAACGGATATCTCGATGCAGCACGGGGTTGCATAGTTCTCGACGGCACCCCTACCCGTCTATCGCCGTCTATTATCCCGATGTCATTGTATAACGACTGCTTCACTATCAACGAGAAGGCAATGGCTGTCAGGCGAGAAGAGATTAAGTTCTGGGTAGAACGGTATAATATTGGCCCGGACGCGACTACAGATTTCAAAGACTGTAGAAACACGAGAACGTATTGCGTCGCAGAGTTTCTCGCAGGCGTGTGGAATAATCCGCGTGTTCTGCGCAAACGCCTCATGTATATTCTCATTCTCGCCCGCTACAGAGTGTTTCAGGCGGTGCAACAATGACCCTCTATATTTTACCTATTGAGCCAATGGATATGCGATTCTCAATTCAGTGGGAAGAATGGTTCAAAACTGTTTTTCGCGGCGATGAGATAGACTATCAATGGATAACCCCTGACGATTGGAGAGACCGGAGAGTCGAGCCTACACCGGGCGGGTTCTTCAAACCTGCCGATTCAATGCAGTTCAAGGCTGCATGTATAGCAAAACTATTGACATACAATCTCAAGCATTGGGACGCGGTTCTCGCTCTTGACGGCGAATATCCGGGTCTTGAGGCGCTAGAGTATGTTCGTATGATGGCAGGCGTTAATTTCAAGATATTTTCTATCTGGCACGCCGGAACATATGACCGACACGACCAGACAGCGAAATGTGGACTGACTCGGATAGGAACACGACTTGAGGAAGTTCTGTTTGATATCTGCGACAGTGTGTTCGTTGCAACAGACTTCCACAAAAACCTGATATGCACAAATCGTATGGTAGACGCGGAAAGAATACACGTCACAGGACTCCCTGTGGATGCAGCAATGCTACAAGGGGTTTCATCGGGGGTTGGTCCACATCGGCAGGGAATTGTCTTTGCAGGGCGTCTTACCGAAGAGAAAGGATACGATATTGTGAAACGCTTGATAAAGTCCACAAAAGGGAATTGGGTAATAACTCATGAGAAGAATATGCCTAAAGACGATTATTACAAACTGCTTGGGGAATCGCGTATAATCGTTGTCCCGTCGCGGCAGGAGACGTTCGGATATGCAGCAATTGAGGCAATATCCGCAGGGTGTATGCCAGTGATTCTTGCCGGAACGTGTTGCAGAGAGTATGTGCCGCCTCCGTTCATATGTGCTGATGAAGACACGATGACAGAGTTTATCAAAGTGCTTCAATCTGATTTTGGATACGAAATGCACAAAGACGCTTTGAGATGGTGTCAAGAGAAGATTGCGGCAGAGTATGATTACTTTAATGTAATTCGGAGAATGCTCGCGATAATTAAAAATTCCGGAGGGAATATTAAGTGAAAATATTTTTAGCGGGTGCCTATCAAGGGTCGGCGAATCGAGATATGGAACGGGTCAATCGCTTAATCAAGTGGCGGTTGATGTCCTATTTTTATAAGAACACGATTAAGGCAGAATGGTGGAAACGCCATGAGGGAGTCTTCCAAGAGATAATGGTAGACAGCGGTGCTCATACGTTTCATGCCGTAGCAGGCAAAGCAGGAGCCTCAAACCAGACTGCAAAGAAGACAAAGGCACCTGACCCTATTCAGTATACCCATGACTACTGCAAATGGCTGCAGGACTACAAAGACAAATGCACATACATCGAACTGGACGTTGCAAAGGTCTATGGCTGGCCCTTGCAAGTCCACTTGAGGGAGATATTTGATGCGTATAATTTAGACCCGCTCTACGTGTGGCATCCGACGAACAGTGAGACTCTTGAGGACGTATGCGGTAAAAAGGACTTCATAGGAATCGGGTCGTCATACAATAAAAACGCGAAAATATTAAGCAAAATCCTAGCAGTCTGCGAAAAACATCAGACTCGCGTGCATGTGTTCGGGTATACTGGTCTTGAGAATCTAAAAGCGCTTGTCCATCATCCTGCCGTTTACAGCGTCGATTCGTCGTCGTGGTCGGCAGGCGTCCGTTTTGGCGTATGCTATGTCTATGAGCGCGGCGTTTTAAGTATGTATTCTAAAAACACCTTCCCAAAACGCTTCGGAAAGATGTTTAATAAGACATCGAATACAAATCTTCTTTTGTGGAATGCGTCTCAATGGCAACGATATGCAGACTATCTGTATAAAATTTCACCGAAAACAGAGTGGAATTCCAATCCAAGCGTATTCCCCTAAAAGGAGCCTAATTTGGGTTCCTTTTCCGAAATTAACTTTTGAGAAAGGAGGTCAAAATGGGCGTTAATAAAATAAGCGATGGAAAAGCGCCTATCAGCGCGAAGCGGGCTTTAGACGACTTTAAACGTAAAGCGGCGGCTAGAGCGTCGAAGACAGACAGGAAGCGGTTGAAGGTCGGTATGAAGGCATCTCCTCCTTCTAGACCCGCGAGGGAGATGGCCGAACTTGAGGCGAAAAACGAAGCACGGCTGAAAGAGAATAAACGTATTAGGCACGTTAGGAAATATCCTGAAGAACATGAAGTTCCGCTTGCCTTAGTATCTCAAAACCCTGTAGAGCATTTCACCGAAGAGAAAAAGAAGAAGATAATTGCTTCTATTTTGCTAGGATTGTCACCCCTGAAGGCCGCCGTCATGGCAGGTGTTACTACTTACACCTTCAGTCAGTGGAAGACGCGAGCATTGGCAGGAGACAACGCCTTTCTGGACTTTTTCTTTGAGATAGACCGTGCAATGGTGCAATGGGAAGCGATACACCTAAAACGTATTCATGATGCGGGAAGGGACGATTGGAGAGCATCTACATGGTCGTTAGAACGTATCCTGCCTCAAGACTATATGCCGGGTTCGAGAATTGAATTAACAGGCGCCGGCGGCGGTCCTATTGAGGTAAGGAAAGTGGCTATATCGGATATTATTGAAACATATGCGGATTTGCTCGATGAAGATTATGCGATTATCGAGGACGCGGAGTTCACGGAAGTATAATGGTATCGTTCAACCGGAAACCGTTTCTTCAAGTTCCCGTCCGCGAGAGTGTGGACTTCCTCAGGATTAAAGAAGAAGACACGAGCGATTATAAGTTCAAGCGGTTAAGTCGTGTTTCACAGTTAAAAGTAAAAATACTCTACGAATTTGTAGTAAATAACAAATACATTCCAAAGGAGCACAGAAAGCCTACAAAGAAGCAGGCAGAGTTTCTTGTTCGTCTGGATAGAGAGGTGTTCTTTGGGGGAGCAGCGGGAGGAGGCAAGTCCGATGCTCTTCTCATGGCGGCACTTATGTTCGTGGAATATCCCCAATACAAAGCCATACTATTTAGGAAAACGTTTACGGACTTGGCTCTGCCGGATGCGCTTATGGACAGGGCGCGGGCATGGTTATCAGACACGGACGCTAAATGGGAAGACAAACGCAAATCATGGGTCTTCCCTTCAGGAGCCACACTCACGTTTGCATACATGAAGACAGACGGCGACAGGTATCGTTACCAGTCTGCACAGTTTCACTTCATAGGCTTCGATGAATTAACACAGTTCAATCAAATCGTTTACGATTACCTGTTCTCTCGTTTACGTAAAGCAGCAAATGACCCTATCCCTCTCCGTGTCCGGTCTGCCTCAAACCCCGGCAACATTGGACACGATTGGGTAAAAGACAAGTTTATCGGCACGAAGAAGTTCATTAAGTCTTTACTAACAGACAATCCGTATCTTAATATCGACGATTATAAGCGCTCTCTTGCCGTATTAGACCCTGTAACGCGGAAGCAGTTAGAAGAAGGGGATTGGGACGTATCCTTCCAAGGTAATATGTTTAAGCGGCACTGGTTCCCTATCGTCCAAGCGTCGCCCGCGTCGTACAAGAGGAAGGTTAGATTCTGGGATTTGGCTGCTACCGAGAAGATTGAGGGTAAAAACGAGCCAGACTACTGCACAGGCACGCTCATGGCACGAGACGGCAATAAGGCCATTGTCCTTGATGTTGTCCATGTTCGTTTAGCACCTACAGAGACGGAAGCCACAATTGCCGCTGTGGCAAAGTCTGACGGATTATCTACACGGATTGTGATAGAACAGGAAGGAGGCGCTGCTGCCAAACTGCTGGTAGATATTTACAAACGGACGATTCTCAAGGGATATCGCGTTGAGGCCAGCAAACCGACAGCAAACAAGGTGGTCAGAGCTAAACTCGTTTCTGCGGCAGCAGGTAGAGGCGAGATATCCGTCGTGGAAGCGGATTGGAATAACTCATGGTTCTCGGAGTTGATCGGGTTTCCCGACGGAATACACGACGATCAGGTAGATTCCTTATCAGGCGCCTATAACACGCTCTTCGCCGCCGGAAACGTTAGCAGTAAGGGATTGCCGCAAGCGGCCCCCGTTCCGAAGGTAGGTTGGACATAACCCTTCTATCATTTTAACCCCGTAGGGGCCTGGCAATAGCCAAGGGGGTGCTCCCGCGGTCTTTTTCTAGGTGTGTTCTAGGTCCACTTCAAATCAGGTTCAGGCAAGGCATTGAACCGTTCCTGTAAAAAAGAGCGCGAATCAGGCTAGGCAGAGCGCGTGTAGCCCTATCCGCGTGCTTTCAGTAACCCGCGCTCTTATGTTATACTAGATGTTATACTAGGTTATATATACTTCTAGGTGCAATATTGTAGTGTAGCACAGCAACAAGTGTTACAACAAACACTAAGGTGATGAAAATGGAAAGACAAAACGCAATAAACTTTGACGAGATGGACGGGAAGACGGACAAAGACGGCAGCA